CTTCAACTTTAATAAATCAAGGACCAACTATATTAAGTGGTTCATTTAAAGTGCAAGGCGAAGGCGATGGGTTTGGTGGTCCAATTACAACGGCAATTACAGTTGATGATATAAACTTTACAAGAAAACTTCATGATTCGCAAACCGGTTCTGGTAGTTTAGATTTTGCAAATCGCGATTTATTAGATGCAAATGGAAATGGTGCATTTAATTGGAATGGTGTTGCAGCAACAATCGATTCCAGATTATATGTTAATCAAACAGTTAGTGCAGCTGTTAGAGACAAATTATTAACAAATGTAGGCACAGGTGGACATTTGTTAAACGACGTTGCATTTGACAGTGTTGTACAAACTAATGATTTAGTATATTTAGGAAATGATGGAGCGTGGTATCAAGTAGATCAAGCAACAGACTCATCAACAAGAATGCTAGGTATTTGTATGAGTTATGACCCAATGACATATATAGGTCAAGTATTGTTAGAAGGCGATGTTATAGTAAGCACCGGACCAGGATATCCTAGTGTTGCTGGCGCTGGATATGGTAGTCCGATATATATTAAAGAAGGTGTAGGAACTGCAATGTCTACCACTGTGCCTGTAAATGATTATGTTAGATTATTGGGTTATTGTTATCATGAAGCTGGCGGAACAGAGTGGATTATGAAATTTAGACCATCCAATGAATGGATTCAATTATAAGGACACGGTATGGTTACAACAATAAACGGCGCAGCATTTGGTACTATAACATATATTGATGGAGTTTCCATTAATGACATAGCAAGTTATATGGGTAGTATCTTTGCACGTCCCGTACCAAACTACTATTATGCAGTAGGAAGTTTTGGTAGTTTCAATGCACCATCATTCAAACGATTAGTAGCAACAGACTTATCAGGATCAATTGATACTTCATTTAATATGGGAGCCGGATTTAACAATATTGTACGAAGTATGGCTACGCAATCTGATGGAAAAATAATAGTTGGAGGTGATTTTTCATCATATAGTGGATCTGCAACAAATTATTTAATTCGCCTTAATACTAATGGTACTAAGGACACAACATTTACTACACCAGTTTTAAATCAAGGAGTATATAGCATCGCAGTACAATCGGATAATAAAATTATAATTGGCGGTGCTTTTACAACGGTGAGTGGTATAGCCTCTCCTAGAATAGCCAGATTAGACGTTAATGGTGCTCGAGATGCTACATTTAATGTAGGAACGGCGGGCGCTGGCTCTATTGTTAGAGATATTAAAATACAATCTGATAGTAAAGTAATTGCTGTTGGAGATTTTACAACATATAGCGGATCTAGTGTTGGAAGAATTGTACGAATTAATACTAATGGTACTCTAGATACAACATTTGTCACGGGAACCGGTTTAGGTAATTCTGCTTTTAACGTAAACATCCAATCAGACGGAAAAATACTAGTTACCGGAGGATTTGCTTCATATTCGGGTTCAACTAATAACTATATAGTTCGTATTAATACCAATGGCACTAAAGATACAGCATTTGCCTTAGGTACCGGATTTAACAATACTGTTTCGATATCAAATTTACGATCTGATGGAAAATTGGTAGTTGCTGGTACGTTTACAACATACTCAGGTTCAACTAATAACTATATAGTTCGTATTAATACCAATGGCACTAAAGATACATCATTTAATGTAGGAACAGGCTTAAATGCAGGATGGGGAAGTGGATTAAACAATTCAATTGCATTTGATTTGGAAAATAATACATACCTAGCATCAGATAATCTATCATATAGTGGATCTTCGGTTCCTCGTATCTTTAAAATTAAAGATAATGGAACTTTAGACTCAACCTATAATCCAGGAATTGGTTTAAGTAGATTTGCAATTGCAAATTTAATCTCGGGAAGTCGTTTATATACAGCAGGAACATTTGTAAACTACCAAACCCCAGGCGCACCTGGTATAGCAATGATATCTGATTCTGCTACACTATCTTCATCATTCAACCCTGGTATAGGTTTTAATGGGGATGTTTATACTATTGCTCGACAATCAGATGGAAAGGTAATAGCAGGTGGGGCATTTACTAATTACAGCGGTTCTGCATCTACGCGATTAGTTCGTATAAATACTAATGGGACTTTGGACTCAACATTCAATGTTGGAACTGCAGGAGCTACAAATCTTGTTCATGATTTAGCTTTACAAACAGATGGTAAAGTCGTTGTAGGAGGACAATTCACAACATATAGTGGTTCATCTACTTCTACTACACGTTTAATGCGTCTTAATACAAATGGTACCCAAGATTTAACTTATAATACGGGTGTAGGTTTAAATTCATATCCACTTACAATATTACCAACTGCAGATGGTAAAGTACTCGTATTAGGATTATTTACAACATATAGTGGTTCTACGGTTAACTATATAACGCGCACTAATTCTAATGGTACTCGTGATACTGGATTTAATACCGGAACTGGATTTAATGGGGTTGGATACACTGCAGTAACACAATCTGATGGAAAATATATTGTTGGCGGTAACTTTAGCATATACAGTGGATCTTCTGCCAATCGCGGAATAGCACGACTTAATACTGATGGCACTCTTGATCTTACATTTAATGATGGAGCAGGATTCAACCAATTAGTCTCAGCAGTAGCAATGCAATTAGATGGTAAAATTATTGTCGGAGGAAATTTTACTACATATAGTGGATCATCAATCAATCGAATTGCAAGATTGAATAGTAATGGCACACTTGATACGTCATTTAATGTAGGAACCGGTATAGACATCCAACTTCCAGCAAACGGAATAACAGTAGACGCAGATGGAATTATTTATTGTGTTGGAAATTTTACAACCTACAGCAGTTCAGCAGTGCAAGGTATAGTAGCTATCAACCCTAATGGAACCATCAATCAAACATTTAACTCAGGCTTAACTGCATCATTTAATGGTACCGGCCGAGGATTTACTATTAACGAAACCGCATATAGATTAATACCAGCATAAGGAAACACATGACACTAAAAGAATTTTTACAAGACAAAACTTTATCTGCCGTTGAAACAGTAGACGGATATAATTTAATTGTTAATGTATATGTTGATGAAACATGTTACGGATTGAATGCAGATATGTCAAATATAGTAGCAGGAACCGCATTAACTAAACGGGAAGATTTTACAATAGAAGGAGATATCCTGTCAGTAGATGCCATTACGATTGATATGTCTAAAACTAAAATGCTTGGATAATTGAAACATTTTCATTATAATATCAAGAAAAGGTTATTATGACTCGAAAATTAGATAAAGAGCATTTAGATGAAATTCAAACATTGCGAGATGAATTTGCTACAAATTCAAACACCATGGGGTCGTTACGTTTAGAACAGCTGGCATTAGAGCAACGTATTGAATTTTTACAGCAAGAACAGAAACGTTGTTTTGCAGCATTTGAATCTTTGCGTAAACAAGAAACAGAATTACTTGATAAAATGCGAGAGCGTTATGGCGACGGACAAATAAATATTGCCGATGGAACATTCACTCCTGAAGATGGTTTGGATAAATAACATTATATTTATAATAAAAAAATCATAGGAGTAATGTAATGGCACAAAATTTAATTTCGGCAGGAGTATTTACGAATGAAGTAGATCAATCGTTTCTTGCTGCTGGAATACAACAAATTGGAGCATCAATTGTAGGACCAACAGTAAAAGGTCCTGCTTTAGTTCCAACACAAATCACAACATTTAATCAGTTTCAACAAATATTCGGAACATATACAGATGATTCGTATCTACCATATGTAGTTCAAAACTATTTAGCAAATGGCGGAAATGTAATTACTGTAACACGTTTATTGTATGAAGATGGATATAAATTAACTAATGGTGCTTTAGCAATTATTGCAAAGTCTGGGTCAACACAAATCGTAACGCATGTATTACACCCGGTGCAAGCAGTAACAACTGATGGTGCAACTAATGTATTTAATGAATCAGTATTAGCTGACGGTGGGTCTGGGTCATTTGCAATTAAAATTTCAGGTTCTTTCTCTGCCGCACCAGATTCAGCCATTGGATTTGATGGATCGTTCTTAGTATCACAAAACGTTGCAATTTCTGCATCAATTGTACCAGTTAATAATGCATATGTTGCAACACGATTTGGTCGATCACCAAAATCACCAGATTATCCAGCATATGTACAATACGAAAATCCAACAGCCTACACTCAGTTTGCAAACCTAGGCGATGTAACAATGGAACTTTTTAAGTTTCCAAATTATGAATTTGTACAAGATTTTCAAACAGCAGCAACTCCATGGATTACATCGCAAAAAGTAGGAGCGGTTGCAAAAGATTTATTGCGTTTTCACACAATATCACAAGGCAATGCAGTTAATTATGATGTTAAAATTGGTATCAAAGATATACGTACATCAACAGAAACAGCAGATCCAAACGGATATGGTACATTTACGGTAGAAGTTCGACGAGTAAATACAACAAATATTCCAAATTCGGTTTACGGATTACGTACCGATACCGATCTTTCGCCTGCAGTAGAAGTATTTACCAATGTTAATTTAGATCCAAATTCATCTAGATATATTGCTAGAGTGATTGGAGATCGTTATCAAGTTGTAGATAACGATGGCGTATTAACAGTATATGGAGATTATCCAAATCAATCAAATTATATTCGAGTAGAAGTTGCCGATGGTGTTGCAAATAGAACAAATGATAAAATATTAATTCCATTTGGATATCGTGCATTGGTGTCGACAATACCAATGGCATCTGGCTCATTGAATTTAGTTTCAACGGCGATTGTTAGTTCGCAAGTATCAGCAACAGGCTTTAATTCAAACACGTATTTTGGATATGACTTTAGCAATGTTAACAATTTGAATTATTTATCAGCAACTCCTACCTCAGGTTCAAACACCGGAAGTAATGCTGATTTTTATTTAGGCAATGTTAATCAAAATTCAGCTGCAGGATTTCCAACATCAACTGCACCATATTCGGGTTCATTAGAAGCAGCATTAACAAGTTCAACATTTACTACAAATGTTGCATTAACAACGCGTAAATTTATTGTTCCAATGCAAGGTGGATTTGATGGCGCTAAACCAAATCTAAAGAAATATGCGGGACAGTATATTACTGCAGCAAATACATATGGATTTGATTGTAGCAATTCAACAAGTACCGGTACGATTGCATATAATAAAGCATTTTCATTGTTAGGAAACACTGATTATTATGATATGAATCTACTAATTACTCCAGGTATAATTGACAGTCTTCATTCTGCAGTAACATCATTGGCTCGTTTATTAGCTGAAACTCGTCAAGATACATTCTATGTAATGGATTCAAATGCATTAACTGATAATATTGCAACGGTTGTCAATCAAGTTACTACAATCAACAGCAATTATACAGCAACATATTGGCCATGGGTGCGCATTATTAATCCTTCAACTAATGCTCCGTTGTGGGTTCCGCCATCAGTAGTAGTACCGGGAGTATTAGCATTTACCGATCAAATTTCTGCTCCATGGTATGCTCCAGCTGGTTTGAACCGCGGAGGATTAAGCTCTGTAACAGATACATATAAAAGATTGACTCAATCAGATAGAGATACATTATATGCAGCGCGCGTTAATCCTATTGCAAACTTCCCTAACGAGGGCGTAGTTATTTGGGGGCAAAAGACTCTACAATCAACTCCGAGTGCATTAGACCGAGTAAATGTGCGTCGATTATTGATTGAAGTTAAGAAGTTTATTGCATCTTCAACTCGTTACTTGGTATTTGAACAAAATACAGATGCAACTCGCTTAAGATTCTTAAGTATTGTGAATCCATATTTAGATAATGTAAAAAATCGTCAAGGCTTAAATGCATTCCGAGTTATCATGGATGATTCAAATAATACACCGGATCTTGTTGATCAAAACATCTTATACGGTCAATTGCTTCTTCAACCAACTAGAACGGCTGAATTCATAGTGTTGGATTTCAATATTCAACCTACGGGTGCAGTATTTTAATGGTTTGTAAACAACTTGCAAGAAAGGTAGGACTTCGGTTCTACCTTTTTTACTTTGCTGATATTTATATAAAACAAATCAAAGGAAATTAAAATGGCATTAACACCAACTTTACCTAGTATTAGTCAAAACGATTTATTTGGTAGTGCGTTTTCTTGGGAACCAAAATATGCTAACCGGTTTATTATGCAATTAGCCGGCACAAATATCCCATCATACGTTGTAAAAGCTTCAGCTCGTCCCGGCATAACAAATGGTGAGATTGTATTAGATCACATCAACATTGACCGAAAAGTTAAAGGAAAATCAAGATGGAATGATATATCAATAACTTTGTATGATCCAATTGAAAAAGTTGGCGCTCAAGCAGTTATGGATTGGGTTCGTTTACATCACGAATCATTAACGGGTCGAGATGGTTATTCTGCAGATTATAAACGAGATGTTGAATTTTATGTTTTAAGTGCATTAGGTGAAAAGATTGAAAACTGGACATTGAAAGGTACGTTTATCAATGAAGCAACATTTGGTGATATGGATTGGGGAACAGAAGAGGCAATGACAGTACAGTTAACATTGAAATACGATTACGCAATCTTTCAATATTAATATCTATGTAATTTGGGGGCTTTTGCCCCCATTTTTCATGTTCAAACATATTTATAATAAATTAAGTTATAGGAGAAATACAAATGAGTAATATGACAGATCGAGTTACAAATCAAGATTTAATTCAAATTGCAAAACGTCAATATGAACAAGAAAAACGCAACAATATACCTAGCGAAATAATTCCGTTGCTAAGTCGCGGAATGGTATATCCTAAAGATCATCCACTTCGAAGCGGTACTATAGAAATGCGATATATGACTGCATATGATGAAGACATTTTAACAAATCCATCATATTTTGAACAAGGCGTTGTTTTGGATAAATTGCTAGAAGCTTTGATTGTAACTCCTGTAGATTATTCAACAGTTT